TGTCGTCACAAGCTAAAGCTATAACATTACCAGCGTAATTACCAGCCTGTATAGTCACAAGCGCGCCAAAAGAAATGGTGCTACCAGACAGTGCGCCAATAACTGCTTTCGCAACAGGGTCACCGCCAGCAACGCCGTTATTGAACGCAATAATAAATCTGCCTGTAACGCTTTTTTCAAAGGCTATGGAAATTTTTTCACTGGGGCCTGTGGCGAAAACAACTGGCGAACCGTAACTGCTGTTTGTGCCTGAAATGGTTCCACATATGGCAGTTCCCAACTGACTATTACCTAAGTTTCGATACGCTATTACATATTTATTAGATGTATTACGGTCAAACGCTATTGAGGGTTCAGTGGTGTTAGAGGAATTATAAACAACTTCTGTGCCATAACTCACTGAGCTTCCACTGACTGTGCCTACTCGTGAGGTACCGTAAGAAGAATTGCCTCCATCAGAATAAACAACTACGAATTTACCACCACTATTAATGGGATCAAACTTCATGTCTATGTGGGAAGTGGCTCCTGAATTAAAGACTTGTTTAGATCCGAAGCTGACCGAGGTGCCTGACACGGTTCCGATAATGACCGTTCCCGCGCCTGATGAAGCAACATCAACGTAAGCTATAGCCAGCTTGTTTGCAGTATTAGGATCGAACGAGACCTTTACCAGTTCGACGTTAGTAGAACTGAATGTAACTGCACCACCAAAACTGAGCGAGTTTCCACTCACAGTACCGATAACAATTCGACCAGTACTACCTTGGTCAAATTGATATGCAATAGCAAATCTGTTGGCTGTATTGGGATCGAACGCAATCGTTTGGTCATTAACAGTCGTTGACGAGTAAACAACATTGCTACCAGCAGGAATGTCTTGTGCTGAACCAGAACCAGAAACAGCCGTCACACTGCCATTACTATTTAATATAACAGGCTTTGCATTACCTATAGCGCCAGTGGCAACAAAATCAACAACATTCTGAGCGCCTCCTGATGGCAATAGCTCATCTAGAGCCGACACTTAGACACTCCAGCCAATCGTGCCGTTCACATAGATCATTGATATCCTAGCAAAATTTTTATTAAATACAAGATCCGTTGCTGAGCTTGCGATCTTAGAGCCATTACGAGCAACTGTAAATGAAGCAGCTTCAGCATTGCCAGACACATCTTTAATAATAACCCTGTCTCCAGCAGAAGGAGAGGCTGGCAGAGTAAGAGTAACGCCAGCTGTCGTGACGGCATAGTTGCCACCACTAACTAAAGATTGGGAAGTAGAAACGATGGTAGGAGCTTCACTAGGCGCTACAACAGCATTTGTTAATGACCAGCTTGCAGCTGTGCCAGAGCCGCCAATTAAATTCATGTTAATAATAATGGTCGTGCCAGAGTATGAACTGACAATTCCCTGCATAAAATTAGCACTATTAACAGTTGAGGTTGCCCGTACTAAACTACCCTGCGCCCATGCCCTTCCTGTTTCGGCCAGTGTAAATGTTTTATTGCCCAAGCCTATCGCAAGACTTGTTGTTGAAGTGGCTGAAAATGCAGAGCCAGCCTCAATAGCTGCTAATGTGGTTTCGTTGCCTTCAGCCTGCACGCCTAAAGCGTTCAGCGAGTTTACGTAGTCCGTGTCACCGACCGCAAATGTAACTAATGCCATGTTAAGATTCCTCTATTGTTAGTGTGTCTTGGTACAGACCGTTAGTGATTGTTACGTTTTCATGGTTGTTTGTGATCTTGGCTACAAAAGCATAGTCTCTTTCTTTGTCACCGCCAGCTTCTGGGAATACGGAAACAAATAAGTCTTTGCGTTTGCCTGACAATCGCATAATTTCTATAAATTTAGGGCGCTCTGATTCTGATAGTGATGAAAGGTCAAAGGAGATCTGTCTATAAACTACACCAGCATCAGTCCTTAGTGTGCCTCCAGCCGTTCTAATTTGCCTGCTCTTGTCAACCCATGAAAGTCCAAGGCCATAATCTGCGTTAGCGGCTGGCGAGAAATAACGACCTAGCATCAATCTCGATGCTTCCATATAAGCATTGGTATTATTGGGATCTGTAATAGTTAGCCTAAACGATAATGCACCAACTGCATCAAACCACATCACACTGTAAGCTAGTGACCAATCGCTAAAGACAGTAGCCCCTAGAGCATCCACGCCCCACTCTAAATCGCCCAGTGATTTAAGCTGAACCGCTAGTGAGGTTGAATCATAAACGCTTGTGCCGCTTTGGTTTGCACCTGCAAAAAGCTCCAGCCTCCAAGTAGCTGTCGCAGATAGGTTATGTCTCCACAGAACTAGGCTGTTCACTATTTGAAGCGAGGTAAGGTTGCCTAAAATTTGCTGTTGAGCAAGGGATGTGGTTCGTGCTATTCGCGCTCTTGTTGGGTCTTGTAAATTGGTAACAGGTAGAGTTGAAACCAGTGCCGGTGATGCAGTCAAAGCAGCCTTATCTGATGGGATAGCCCATACGATTCTCAAATTACTCATAGGGTAAATCTCACTTTAATTTTGTTAGACGATGGCTGTTCATCAAGCCCTACAACAATCACATTTTTTCCGTTCTCAAAACCAAATCTAGGATAAAAAACAGAGATCTCATCTCCTAATTTGATCTCAAAAGGGCCGGTCGAAAAAGTAGCTTCATAAACAAACCTCACAGCATTGTTTAAAGCTAAAACACGAGCCGATTCTGTGTTTGCATTTGCAAGGCCTGCAATAAAAGTGTCTAGCGGTTCAGGTTTAACAGCCAATGGATGAGCAGTGACAATGGATGAATTGTCTGCGGTTGAAATAAGATTATCGCCTTGGTATAAATTTCTGTTTGCTTCATTAACTGATCCAGCTATATTTGTTTGCTTGCTAAAGTTTTTTTGATAGCCAATAGCGGCTCTGGCATAAGGTAAATTGCTGGATATAAATTTAAAGGTATTGTCTAAAACATCATCAGCATCAAAGTAAGCGGAAGGGTTATTAGTCAGGTTATTTAGTTGCCACAAAACCATCTTTCCGGCTCGGTTAAACAGCCAGTAAGCACCCACAGACTTCATCAGTTTATCTATTACGCTGATTAAGTTTTGCCGCGAGGCGATATAAAGGCCAACGGTATAAGGTACGGTAGTATTAAAACTACTAATGGATGCAGTATCTATATCAGCCGCTACTAAGGCTTGACGTTTGGATAGGTATTGAACAATGTCACCTATCTTTGTAAGATATACGCCTGAATCTTTAGCGCCCTGTACATCACAAGTTATAACGCCGGATGGTTGGCTACTCAGAACAAATTTACCGGATGAAAGGCTGGCCGTGAAACTAACAGACACGCCATTATCCCGCACTTGTGTGATGGCGTTTATTTCTCCATCGTGAACCTGATATTGGTGAGTGGAAGCGTTTATTAAAACAGGTGTAATATTAAAAACCTGACCAACGGTAATTGGTATAGGCTTTCCAAACGCCTCACCGCTGGTGTAATAAATATTCTGAGTGTTGATGTTTAATTTTTCGCGCTTATCTCTTACTCTCAGTCTCATTTTGTCGTTATTAACAACTTCAAATGCTTCTGTCACTAATGATGCTATTTGCCTAAAATCATCTCTAGCCCATGTTGGATCTCCAATCAACATGGTCAATCCTCGACCATCCCACGCATCATTTAACCAAGCATCTAGCTCGCCATCATTTACTAAATCAATATCGCCAACCCCAAAGGCCATTCCTACTTGGCTTTGAATGGATGGCACTGAAACAATAAAATCATCATAAACCGTATTAGCTGGCGTATCAGTTGGTAATGATATAAAAGAGTGCGTAGACATATATCGAGTCTTTTCGCTGCTATCGTAGTATTTAGCCTCTACAAGTACAGCCCGTTCTTGATTATCATCTTTTAACCACGTTTGATATTCCGCATCACTAACACTCATCTCACAGCCTGCACGCGATTAGCTGATGATTGAGCATCATTGCTTGAATCGTTTACAGCTTGAGTCGTGCCTTGTACGGCAGCAACTACTCGTATTGCCATTCGCTCTATGGCTTGTTCAATGCTCTTATCAAGGGTTACAGGGATAGTCCTACCATCTGGAAGTGGTACAGCTGCCTCTGCTCCGGCCTCGCCAAAGATTGCTGGTCGATGACTTATTCCGCCTCTGGCAAACATTTTGATATTTGTTTGGTCAAAACCAACATTAGCCGCTTCGGCAGATGATACAAAGTTATCTACTATAGTCTGGCGAGTTGCCCCATTTCTGAGCGCTTCATTCCAGTAGTTTGCACCGCCGATATCAGCCTGTCTTCCAAAGCCTTGTGTATATAGCTGATCTATAAACTGCGCGTCATTCATAGCCACGGATCGTGAGCCATTAGCTTTACCAGCCGCTGTTCCATTTCCACCTTCTAACACAAACTTATCTAGCGCTTGTTCAAGGCTAAGCACAGACGTATTTATAGTTTCTAGCCAATGATTGCTGGTGGCAAGTAAAGAGTACTGCTCGTTTAATTGAGTCACCATTCTATCAGCAGCGGTAGCGGCTCTATCTGACGTTGCCCCAGCCGCTAATAGTGCTTCCTGTACGCTATTAAAATCATCTGTATATGCTGTGCCAGATGCGTTAAACTTCTGACTTTCTTTTAAAAACTCTTCTGATACACTTGCTAAATCAGCCAGAGCATCAGCATCTCCTAATTGTGCACGACTGTTGACACTGTTAAATCTAGCCTCGGCAGCTGCAAATCTTTCAGCGTTTGTTAGCGGTGACAAACTGCTTAATAATAAGCCTTGAGCCGACGCTCTTAAACCATCAGCTAATCCTCTAAATGAAGAAGCTAATCCTTCTTGAGATTCTATCTCGCGTTTGTAGGCATCTATTAGGTTGTTCTTTGCCGTAACCAGCGTTGATATTTTGCCAGTCATTCCAGTGTTTGCTAATTCTTCAACTTGTCTTATTAACTCACCAGCAGCCAACCAATCAACCGTTTGGCTTGCAGATAATCCGGCGCTTAAAGCCTGTTCAAAACTAGCTCTAAAGTTTTGCATTGATAGGCCTAGACCATCAAGCTCGGTAGCTTTTAAGAAGGCATTAAGTTTAGCTGTGCCTTCTTCAAGACTTGCAATAGCTTTTTCTTGATCTGTGTAAAATGTACTAAAATAACCTCTCCATAAAGCCGATGCTGTTTCTGCACCACCAGCCGCTTCTGATAATTCCCTAGCAAAACTAATCATGCCGTCTACTGACTTGTTAAGGGTGATACCCATAATATCTAACGATGATGTCAGGCTTAAAGTTTCAACTGATAGTCTGGAATATGTATCCAGTAACGTTTCATTTTCAGTAGCGTAAGTATCGACGAGAGCTACAGCATCTTGAATGGTTTGCCCTAGTACGCCGCTATCAGAACCAAAAGTACCACTAAATATACCTATCTGATCTTTTAAGTCTTTATTGATAGCCGCAAGAGCAACTGGCAATTTACCAATATTATCTTTGGTTGCTCTAGCATCAAACATGCCAACCAGTTCTTCATCTATTGCGCCAAGAACCATTCTGTATCTGTTAAAAATCGCGTTAAATTGTGGCCCACCTTTGTTGCCATTGTGCTTGCCACTTGCGAAATGCTCCGCATTGTCCAGCGTGTCTTTTATCGCTGCTATTTCATCAGAATCCAAGAAGCTCGCCATTGCATCATCTGCACCTTGAATCATCTTTTGCATACCGGTTAAATCAACGCGGCGACTATTTAAAAATGTTTTTCCAAAAGCAGTATCGGTGAACGCAAAGTTACTGCCATCAGGATCGCTTTGATTTCCGTATTTTGCTATCGCTTCATCCATTGGTAGATTGCCAGTATGGCCGCCAACATTGCTACCAGTTGATATTGCAAACCTTTGAGACGGTTTATCAGGGCCTATCATGCCGCCTAATGCTCCCCCAATTAAACCCCCTACTACAGCGCCTAATGGATTTCCCCCACTAGCCGCAAGGCCAATAGTTGCTCCTACGCTTGCCCCCGCGCCTCCATTTTTACCGAATAACTCTTGACCGATAAGACCAGCAACAAGTGCAACGCCAGTATAAACAAGGTTTGATACCGCACTAGCCCCCGTAAAAGCGCCTCCATTAGCAGCATATGCAGCACTACTAGTTGAGCCTGAGGCCATAAAGTTTCCGGCAGAAACAAAGCCTTGACCGATGGAGTTTCCTGATAACGAGCTAAGATTGGATAGGCTAGACATCATATCCATACCGCCACCACCGCCACCACCACTGGCAGCGTTTGCCATGCCAGAAGCGCCCATCGATGCGACACCTGCAATTCTCATAATGAAAGGTTTGGCGGCAAGTAGAGCCATTTCAGACAGAATGTCTTTGACCATTGCTTTAGCGCTATCGACTAGGTTTCTAAAGACATTGTCACCACCGTCTAGCATTTCACGGAAAGTAGCTTTAAAAGAATCTCCCATGCTGTCGGACATCTCTTGCAGTTTTTGTTGTGCTTTTTCCGCTTCTTGACCAGACAGCTCAAGTGCTGCTCTTTCATCCTCTACCGCAACAATCAAATCTCTAATTGATTTTTGATGAACTTTATTAGTAACCGTTGTCAATTCGCGTAAAGTATTAGCAACTCTGATTTCTGTAGACGTCATTTTTAGCTGTTCTTGCTCTATTTTAAGCAAGGCAATTGTCTTGACGTATTCTGGGTTTAATTTTTCTTGCAGGGCTAACGCATCTTTCAATACTTGAGCCGCTTTTTTTCTTGCGGTTGATAGCTTAGCAACTGCTTCACGCATTTTGTCTAGCGTAAATGTGTTTTTGTGGTTGGTAGTTGCGGCTTCTTTGTTTAAGTGTTGGTAAACTGCAAATCCAGCAGCAGCCAAGGCCATAAGAAGATGGGTTTTATTTAGTGCGCGGCCAAATCTAGTGGCAGCAACTGCGGCAACAGTCATAGCCTCGGACACCAAGACCATTACACCAACAAATCCAGTACCTGCTAAACCTGCCGTCACGAATGAACCTGCAACACCCACGCCATAAGCACCAGCCATAAGAGCAGCCATTTGAGTCGCATAAACCACAGCATCACTATTTACTTTAAGACCGTCTGTTAATATCTGTACACCACCTGTTGTGGCTTGAACCATTGAACGGCCTAGACCTTCAATACTCTCGCCAAATAATTCGATGGAAAGACCTTCGATGGCGCTACCTAATTTTTCAAGGTCTTTATTGAATGTGTCATTTCTTATTTTTTGTTGGTCAAGCGCTGTTGATGTATCTCTAATTGAAACATTTAAGTCTCTAACAGTTTTTGCTTGCCCAATTAATGCCGCTGCTGCACCCGCTGATTCTTCTTGAAAGATCACCATTAATTCAGTAACGCTTAGGTTTTGTATTCCTAAGTTATCTAGCGCACCTGTAATACCTACAACAGACGGCATCAAGGTTTGATCGCCAGTTTTTTCCAGCTTGAGCATAATCGATCTAAGTTTCGTACCCGCATCAGCGCCGACGATTCCAGCTTTTGCAAAGCCTTGAATAGCAGCCGTTGTTTCAGCAAAATCTATACCTAGCGCAGAAGCGATTGGGCCGACGTTTTTCATGGCTTCCGTTACGCCAGCAACCGCTGATGTACCGAATTTTGATGATGCTGCTAATACGTTAATGACTTTCGCAGCTTCGGTAGCTGGAAGGTTAAACTGGTTTAATGCGCTACCTAATGCAGCCGCTGATGAGGTTAGG